ATGACTATAGAACTAAGTAATAGAGAATTAAGGACTCGTCTTACTCGTGTTGCTGAAGCAATGCAAGACACATCTCATTTAGGTCATGCGATTGCAAACAGCTTTTTGACTGTTACAGAGGATAACTTTGATTCTGAAGGCCGACCAGCGTGGGCAGGTTTAAGTCTAGTCACAATAGCCCGACGTAAGTCAGGGAAAATACTTTTTGTATCTGGTCAATTGCGCCGAAGTATTACAACACGTGTTTCAGATAATGAAGTCGAGATTGGGACTAATGATCCTAAAGCTCCAACACAGCATTTTGGAGCTAAAAAAGGTCAATATGGTAAATCTTCAAGGAATGGGCCTTTGCCTTGGGGTGACATACCCGCTAGACCATTTTTACCAATGGATGTTAATGGTAATTTACAACATGAGGCAGAGCTTGCCATATTTGATGATGTAGACCATTACTGGCATCAATTATTTAATTTCTAAAACTGGGCGGAAGTGTTTCCGCCTGATCTTTTTTCTCCCCTCATTCTAATCTCATACCATCGTTTTAAAAGTCGATGTTATGAACAAATTACTCGTAGCCCTTTGCGCTTTCGACATAAAGTTATCTGCTGATAAGTTGGTGCTTATTCCTGAAGGAATTTTTAAAGGCATTGATGGTCGTCCGTTTGATGCACCTTACTGGCGTTTAACACCAGAAAATGGTCGCGCATTAGCAGCTCAACTTAATACTCGAACTATTGATATGCTCGTTGATTATGAGCATTCAATTATTGCTGCAAAACAAGAAGGCAAAGAAGCTCCAGCTTCAGGTTGGCTGCGAGCTGGTGGCTTTGAATATGTGGATGGCGTAGGTCTATGTTCTAACAATTGGTCATGGACTAAAAAAGCCAAAGACTATATTGAAGCTGAAGAATACAAATACCTTTCACCATTCATTTTATACGACGCAACTGGGGATGTTCATGGCCTCATTAACGTTGCGCTAACCAACACCCCAAATATCGACTCTTTACCGCCTGCAAAACTTGCAGCAGCGGCACAGGATTTTTTGTCTCAAAACCGTGAGGATTCAACAATGAATGAGTTTCTAAAGCTCATGCTTAAAAAAATCGGTTTGTCTGAAACTGCAACTGAGCAGGAAGCGATTGCTGCTGCAAATAGTGCTTTTGGCAAATTTGATACTGCGTTTGGAACTAGTGTCTCTGGCGAACAAACACTGGATGTTGCTTTTACCAAAGCGATTGAAGTTAAGGCGGCTGCAAATAATCAAGCAGTCGTTGACCCAACTCAATATGTACCTATGGCTGTATATCAAGAAGCTGTAAATCAAGCTGGTGCAGCTGAAGCAGCCAACAAGGCTAAGGAAATTAAGGACCTTATTGATGCTGCATGTAGTGATGGTCGTTTGACAGGTCAAGTGACAATTGCTTGGTACAAGCAACAGGCAGAAACCAATCCTGATTTTGTGAAAGCACAACTTGCTGCTTTGCCAAAAATTGCAGCTTTAACTCAAAAACAAACCACTACTCACCAACAAAGCCAGTCCAATCAACAGCAGGTTTCTGCTGAACCCTTGGCTGTCGGTAATTTGATGGGTGTTGACTGGAATGAGGGCAAACAAGCATGAGCAGTATTTTAAATCAAGAAGAACGACAAACTGAGCGTCGTGAAGTCGGTTTGATTCATGTGCCAGTCAAAGCTGGTGCAACGGTGATTGCTGGATATATTGCCGTAGTTGATGCCACTGGTTATGCAGTTACAGCAACTGCTGCAACAGGTTTGACTTACCTAGGTCGTTATGAAGACAGCGTTGATAACACTGACGGTGGCAATGGTGATGCACAAGTTTTAGTACGCACCCATGATGCTTTCTTTTTTGCAAATAGTGCTACAGATCCAGTGACTCAAGCATCGTTTGGCAAGCCTTGCTATATCGAAAATAACGAAACAGTCGCAGAAACAGATGCTGGTGGAACCCTGTCAGTAGCTGGTCGTGTAGTTGGTATTGATGAAAATGGAGTATGGATCGAATGAATGTAAACGCTGCAAATTTAAATGCGATTTTCTTAAATCTTAGTAAGGTTTTTAACCAGACATTTAATGATGTTCAGGTTGAATTTCCATCTATTGCTATGGTTGTTCCAAGTAATGGTGCTTATGTTGATTATCGCTGGTTAGCGAACTTCCCTCAAATGAAGGAATGGATCGGTAAAAAACACATTACCAAGCTTGCTGAATACGACTATGTCATTCGCAACAAAGACTATGCTGCAACAATTGAAGTGCGTCGTAACGATATTGAAGATGACCAAAGGGGAATCTACAAGCCACAAGCTGAATCAGCGGCATGGTCTGCAAAACAGCATCCCGATGAATTAGTTTTTGAAGCAGTAAATAAAGCATTTACGGCTAAATGTTATGACGGTCAACCGATGATTTCAGGAAGTCATAAAGTTGGCAAATTAACCTTTAGCAATAAAGGAACTAAGAAACTTTCGATTGCTTCATTAGCAGCAGCTCAAGCCTCATACGGTGTAGCACGCACAACTATGATGAAATTCAAAGACGAATCAGGTCGTCCTTTGAATGTTAAGCCGAACATTTTACTTGTGCCTCCAGCACAGGAAGATGTGGCAAATGCCTTGATGACTGTTGACCGTTTGGAAGATGGTAAACCAAACCCTTACAAGGGGTCAGCAAAGGTACAAGTGTCAACACGTTTAACTGATGACGATGCATGGTTCTTGTTGGACAACACAAAGCCAGTAAAACCTTTCGTATATCAGGTGCGTAAAAAACCAGTGTTTGTTTCACAAACCAATATGGATTCTCCATCTGTATTTATGGAAGGTGTTTTCTTCTTTGGTGCTGAAGCACGTGGTGCTGCGGGTTATGGCTTCTGGCAAACTATTTACGGCTCAACTGGTAAGGAGGCGTAAGCCATGTATGCAACGGCAGACGTGATGATTGCAAAGTTTGGTGAGCGTGAACTTATTCAGCTCACTGACAATGAAGCTCCATATTTGGAAGTCATTAACTATGACAAGCTAAATAAGGCTTTACAGCATGCTAACTCTCAAATTGAGGGCTATCTTGTTGGTCGCTATAAGCTGCCGTTGCAAACAGTTCCTCCATTTTTAGAATCCATTGCTTGTGACATGGCTCGTTACCATGCATGCACTGGAGCATTCTCTGAAAATGATCCAATCCGCACTCGTTATGACGACGCGATTAAAACATTAAAGGAAATCGCAAAAGGCACAGTCAGTCTTGGTAACGCGCCAGCTGGTGAGTCTAAGCCTGTTAAAACTTCCTCAAATAATGTGATGTTTCAGGTCGGACGCAATGATTTCGGAGGTCGCGGATGGTAAATCTTGACCTCGGTGTAGTTGTGCAAGGCATGAAAGATGTCATGGCAAAACAGATTGAAACGAAAGCATGGCCTTGGATACGTGAAATCAAAACCTATGGCGGTGAATTTGATGATGAAACCTTGGCTTTTATCGATACATTTCCTGCTATCTGGGTGACTTTTAAAAGTTCAGGTGCACCTCGCAAAATTAGTGAGAACAAGACTGTTTATCCCATTAATTTAGTTGTTTTAGTTGGCGCAAGATCGGTACGTAATGAAGAAGCTCAACGCTTAGGCGGTGGCCGCGATATCGGAACTTTTAAGATGTTGAGCCTCGTTCATAACTTGCTCACTGGCAATGATTTATCAAGTGTCAATGTGAAAGGTTTAGCACCATTAGAGCTAGGCCATACCAGAACAATTTTTAATACAACCACACGTAGACAGTCTGTCAGCGTGCTTTCTCAAGAATTCAATACCCAATACACAATTACTGCTTCAGATCGTGACCGTGAAGAGGCAGATGAATCTATCGGTGAAATCCACCGTATCAATGTCGATTATTTCTTTGAGCCGGGTGATGACGTTAAAGACGCTTCTGATCTGGTTGAACTGAAGGAAAATAAATAATGAGTATTCCTGCTGGTATTAAAACACCGGGCGTTTATACAGACGTCAATATCAATACCCTCCGCACAGGGCTTCCAGCCAATGAGCAAAAAGTACTTTTTGTGACGCTAGACGTTTTGTCCGGACAATTCATTCCCGTTGATGTTTATGACACAGCTGGAGCTGATTCTAAATTTGGTAAGAACTCACAAGCTGGTCGAATGATTAAAGCTGCGGTTAAAACCAATCGACTTGTGAATGCTCAAGCTATTGCACTTGCCGTTGATGGTGTTCGGACACAGAAAGCATTACATACCGAATCGGGTGACGCTGTGTTAGCTGAAGACGGTGCTTTAATTGAACCATAAGGAGTAATGTATGGCTCAACTCATGATTGAAGTGCCTGGTACTAAAATCAGTGAATTGGAAAAAACTTCTAGCGTTTCACGTGGTGATGTTATTCCGGTAGTCCAAGATGAAGAAACAAAACAAGCTGATATTGGTCAAATTTCAGATTTTGTTAAATCTGAGCTTGGTTCTGCTGCATTAAAAGATGTAGCTGATTTTGCAACACCTACTTCTGTTGCAGAGGTGAGTCAGGCAAGTCAAATGCGTGATGATGCTCAAAATGAGCGCATTGAACGTATGGAATATTCCGTTTATCTCTTCCAGAAAAATGGAGTATACAAAGCTTATCGAACCAAAGCTTTAATGCTTTTAGACGTTTCAAATATACCAGTTAACTCTATTGTTACTGTCGTTGATGATCCAGATAATAATCCTGACATCAACGATATCAATGGAGAGTATCACTTTGATGGCAATGATTTTCTAAAGCTTGAGAATAATGTACTTGGTTTAATCAAGTCTAAAATGGCTCAAGCAGAATCAAATTCAAAGTCTTATACCGATACTGAAATCAAGAAACTTGAAAATAATATTGATGTTTCAGTCGAGAATTTAATTGGTAAATTCGTTCTATCCTCTGACTCTGAAAACATCTTTGAGTTCAAAGACAGTTCTGGAAATGTCGTACTTGCACTGAATAAAAAGGGCCAGCTTGTCTCGTATGATGAAGATACTAAACGTTCAATCTTGCTCACAAATCAGGAAGACATCAAAGAACTACAAAAGTTTGTCGATGAACTGAATCTGAACAATATCAGCGTATTGTTAAAGCTGCTTGCGACAAGTAATTCCAGTGATTTATATACGTTTGAAGATAGCGACGGAAATATCGTTCTACGTTTGACGAAATCTGGAATGTTACGCTCTGGTCAGATCGACGGGCTTCACAATGCTGTTGATGCACTTGAGTATTTGAAAAAGCTGACAAAGCAATCAAATGATTCAAAACTGATTCGATTTGAAGATGCTGAAAAGAACTTGCTCGGCTACGTCGACAAATATAGCAACTGGGTCTTCAACGGTGTCGATGTTTTAAATGAAATCAATGAACTGAAGAAGTTTAAAAACAAAGCGCAAGCTGTGACAGCACTCAAGCAAGTCGCAGTGAAAGCGCCAGAGTCTATCATTCAAATTTATCTGACAGATTTGCCGAATTTGCCCGATGCCAAGGGGACGACCGTATCTGGCAAGGGTGAATTCCATTTTGACGGCCAGTCATTTAGCTGTTTTGTGAAGCTCGAAGTGCAAGGCGCATCGAGTGCATCTTATGCGAAAAAGAATTGGAATATCGCATTCTTTTCAGATCAAGCTTTTACAAAATCGCTGGACGTCAAAATCGGTGATCTACTGCCGCACGATGAGCTCGTATTTAAGTCGAACTGGATTGATCACACCAACATCCGTAACGCAATGTGTTACCGATTGTGGGAGCAATTCACAGCGTCGAGAACAGGTTATCCACGTCTAGAGACCGAAAAACCCTACATTGGCAAAACAGGGAAAAGCGCATTACAAAGCGGAGCAAACGGAGTACCGCGTTTATATTCAGCCATACTATACATCAATGATGAGTTCTACGGCATCGGCTCGTTCGGAACTGCGAAGAAACGCAGTAACTACAATATCTCGAAAAACAAGCCGAAAGAAATCCATATCGGGATGGACGGATGGAATGACATCACGAATCTTGAAGTCACGAATCCGACGCTTTATGAAATGAAAGCACCGAGTACACCTACCGCCGATACATGGGCCGCGATTTCTAACTGGAATACATTTGCGCAGCTCAGCGATGCGAACTTTACAGCACAAGCTGGTAGTTACATTGATAAACAAAACGTGATCGATTTCATGATCTATGCCGAGTTTGTGAAGTGCAGAGACGTCGTGAGCCAAAACGCGGCGAAAAATTTCCAGTTTATTAGCTACGACGGGAAAAAATTCATGTTCATGCCTTATGACATGGATACTGTCTTCGGCCTTGAGTGGACTGGTGCTGTTGTGTATGACGACACAACAGGCTCACAACTTGTTTCGAATAGTTCAAGCTCGTTCTGGCGCAAAGTCAAAGCCACATATAACACAGACATCGAAGCACGGTATAAGCAATTGCGCGATCTGAAAATTATCTCAGTTGAGAACATTTATAACTTATCGACTGATATTTTTTCAAAATTCTCAATCAGCGTTGTCGAGCTAGAGTTGGCCCGTTGGCCCGTACGTCCTTCTTTAAACATCACGAGCTTAGAGCAAATTTTGGCGTGGACAAAAAAGCGTATTGCATTTTTAGATACATACTTCAATTACACAGCTTAAGCGCAGGAGCAATCAATCATGTCATGCACAGTGTTTAAATCGACAAACCCAGTCGATCAATCAATTAATGTTTTCCCGCCGAAAGGATATATTAGCAGCGTACGGATTGTCCGCAACTATGATGTCGAGAATGGGAATATTTTTAAGTTTCGCAATGACAATACTAAAGAGTTTAAAGTCGTTGGCGGCACAATTACTTGTCCTTCGCAAGGTGTAACTACTCCAGTGACAGAGGTCGTTCTCGGTACAGTTAGGGATATCTTTTTAAAACTCGATGAAGGACGTGAATTTGCGTACTTAGCATGGAAAGATAAAGATCGTATCATGGGCGTAAATAGTGATGACGGCAGTGCTTTTTATGGCGCAATTGCGGACTATTCGCTAGGTCTGCACGCGGAAGATGTCGTATCCATTAATGGTATTTGCCTCTCCAGTGGAAGTTTTAATCAGCGTGTTAATGCATGGGATGTTTCAGAGGTAGTTGATGTAGGTTTTACTTTTGCAGAAGCAATAAACTTTGATCGAGAAATTAATTGGTATGCACCGAAACTTCAATGGATGAACAGCTTTCTTCTTAATGCGAAGAAATTCAATAAGGATATTACGTTAAGAGCAGCTAAGCCCAAATGGATGAATTCTTTCTTAGAGAACGCCTCTTCATTTAACTCTAAAATAAATGTCGATACATCGGAGTGTGATAATTTCTCTGGAATGTTTATGGCTGCATCGAAATTTAACCAACCCATCAATTTCAATTTTGGCAAAGCAATGTTTCTAAATAACTTTTTGAACGGGGCCAGAGAGTTTAATCAGCCCGTTGATTTCGGGAACATGCCGCTGTTAACAGAAGCATATTACTTGTTTGCTGGTTCTAAGATGAACAGCCCTATAAAATTCAATGCACCAAATCTGACAGATGCTTCGGGATGGTTCTCAGAAAACACTGTATTCAATAGCACGATCACGGGCAGCTTTCGTTCTGTGGTGTCGATGGCATATATGTTTTGGTATGCATCATCTTTCAATCAACCGATCAACGATTGGGATATTCGAAATGTGTTGAACTTCATAGGATTTTTGACTGCTGCGACATCTTTTAACCAAGATTTATCTTCGTGGCCAGCCAAGTTTAACGTTAATGCGAATATTGAAGGTGTATCGGTTGCGCCGAACTGGTCTACCGAAAACTATGATAAATATTTGAATGCACTGTGGCTCGATGTCGGCACAACGCGACGAAACGAATGGGCAAATGGTACAAGCTCGCGTGTGGTAATTGCTTCTACAAAGCGATCAGCTGCGAGTCAAGCAGCAGCCAGTGGGCTGATCGGTGCGGGATGGACAATTTTAGATGGAGGATTAGTTTAATGGACGTTAAAACTTACACAATGGCTGATGGTCAATATTTTAAAGTCATTAATAAAAGCACCAATGCAGTTATCATTTATGGTGAGTTAACTGAATCAAATCAATTGGTAACTATTCATAAAGTTGAGTTTATTTCTGAAGAGCAATATGAGTCTGAGCGACCACGAATTGAACCAAATTCTGGTATGCAACAAGTATCTGGAGAAGCACTATGACTATTCAAACAACCCTCGATACCATTGCACCGCTCGGCCACACCATCATTGCTGTATCAGCACCTCCAGCAGTTGGAGCTGACACAGCAGCTTGGATTGATCACTTAACTTCAGTTAGTGATTCAATTGAACAACGTCCAGCTATTTTAGTTGTACCTTTTTCAGACATTACTGCTGCTGAAACCTTTGCTGATCAAGCACCTGTCAAAACAAACTACCGTGTTGTTGTTGTTTGTTATAACGGTGCCACTGGTCAAGAACCTGAACTTGCTGGAGCTATGGCTGCTGCATTAGCTGATTCAAATGATCCAGCACTCCCATTCAATGGTGTTAATTTAGAGGGTCTTACACCTGTCGATGATAAGTTCAAGCTTACATTTGAACGAATGGAAGCAGCGATGAATAAAGGCGTATGTATGATTGAAACTGGAGCCGATGGCAAACCAGAAATTGTACGTGCCATTTCAACTTATCGCATGAACCCGGACTCAGGTGAATCTGACGATCTGATGCTTGATATCAATGGTGTATTGGTCGTGGATTATACTCGTAAAGTTGTGCGTCAGGATCTGAAGAAAGAACGTCGTCGTAAAAACACAGCAGCTCAACGTCGTAACGTTAAATCTGTTATTGCGCGACGATTAATTCAGCTTGAAGATGCTGAAATTCTAGAAAACGTTCGCGATAATTTAGACGAGATCATTGTGACTCCGGATGCAAAAGACCAATACCGGGTAAATGTCAAAATCCCTACATACTGGGTGCGTGGTATGCATGTAATAGCAACCACATTGGATATTTACTGATTATCCTCTCGACTTAAAAAGACCGCTAATTGCGGTCTTTTTTATTAGTGGGCGGAAGTACTTCCGCCTGATTTTATTTTTATATGCATTAGACAATGAGACATCTTAAATAAGAGTGTAGAACAATGTCTGAAGAAGCAGTTGGAGCAATTGTCTTAAGCGTTGATGGCCTTGATTATGATGTTTCTCGTGTTCATGCAGCTATCACTACAGGGAATCGTGTGATCCCCACTATGAATCGTAAACTACGTGCGAAGTATAAAGCCAAAGGTATCACGACTTTCCAGCTTACAGCTTCAGTTGTGATTCCGAACGGGAAAGATTCAGTGAAATGGGCAAGTCTTGACGATGCCCGAATTTCTATCGAATCACCAGATGGGAAATACCGTGAAACTTTCATTGACTGTAACGTGACAAGCGTCGGCAATAGTTATGACGTGAATGGTGAAACCATGCGTGATCTTGAAATGTTCTGCTTAGATTATCTAGATGAAACAATGTAGGTGCATGACAAATGGAACAACTTGAAATTGAAGGTACTTTACCTGTAGCACTAAAAAAATTAGTGGGTCAAACAGAAGTTAAAAGTCAAAAAATCGTGATGCGTCAACCAAATTCAATCGAATATCTTGAGTCTCAAACTGGCCTGAAGCCGGGGCAATTTCTTGCAATTGCTGATTTGTCTGCAATGACAAAACTTATTGATGCTCAAGGTACTGAGCATGAAATTACTTATGACATGTTGGGTTATTCATCACGCGCAAACTTGAAGTACTTAATGGATTTGCGTGATCAACTTGATGCAAAGGAAGCAGCCGAGAGTTCATCGCCAGAGCAAGAATCAGCAGAAAATTGATGGATATTGGTGTGCCTTATGATCAAGCGGCAAATATGCCGCTTGATATGGCTGCGGCCTTACTCAGTGATGAGCGGCTTAATAATACTCATCAACAAAACTACTCTAATCCACCACAATCAACGGTCACAACCCATACTCAAAACAATGGGGCTAACTCTACAGTAACAAAAACTTATGTGACGAACGTTCGCAAACATTCAAAACCAAAAGGCTAAGTTATGAGCGGAAGCAACTCAACTGTTTCTCTTACATTGCAGATCAAAGGCCAACAAGCTTCTCAAGAGATGAAACGAATCTCTGACCAGCAAGTCCAAGCCACAAGTAAAATCAATACGCAATGGACGAAGATTGGTTCTGCTCAGGCAAAATTCGTTAATACAGCTAGAGCTGGTACACGAGAAACTTTAAATACTGCCCGTGCTGGTGATCAGTTGTTACGTACTAATCGATTGCTTGAAGGTGTACTACGTCAACAATCGATTCAAACCAAGCTTCAGAGCCAGCTTTTAAGACAGCAAGTTAGTTCTGCCCAGCAGCTAGTAAACTCAGCAAAAAAAGTCGAGCAATCAACTAAACGAACACACCAGTCAACTCAACAGACCGTTTCATTATGGCAGAAAGGTTCGCAAGTTGCTGGTGGTCTTGCAGGTGGTTTTATGGCAGCGAAAGCCGTTGTTGCTACACCGCTTGAACGTAACCGTAACTTTGCGGCAACTGTGTTTGATGCTACAGCAAGTATTACAAATGGTTTTGCCGGAATGACCACAGGGCAAGCAAAAGCCGCAAATGCTGAGCTTATGGGCTATACCAAAGATGCTGTACGCAAAGGTCATGGTACTGTGGAAGGTGTTTCTGAAGCAGCGGGAATTTTATCGGCTTCAGGTAACTATGAAAAAATTTCTGATTTAAGAGAACCATTAATTGCTGTAGCGAAATCTGCATTTGCATCAGGTGCTTCTGAATCAGATATGGCTAAACTTGTACAACAAACTAAGCAATTTGGTATTGCCCCAAATCGTACACAAGCTGCTTTGGATCGAATGACTGCATCAGGTTTTGCGGGTGGTTTCGAGTTGAGAGATATGGCTCAATTTTTACCTGTAATTTTAGGAGCGGCTACAGGTGCAGGTTTTAGTGGTGAGAAAGGACTAAATACTGTAACAACCCATTTACAGCTTGCCAGAAAATATACAGGTACACCGGGTGAAGCTGCGACTAATATTGAAGATTTATATGGACTTATGGGGCAAAAACATTTTAAAGATGCTATTGCTAAAAATATTCCAATTAGAGATGGTGACCCTACCAAACTTGGTAAAAAAGGAAAAACGGTTTTTGATTTAACTCAATATTTGGTGAACAATAAATTAAAAGGTATTGATACAACCGATGCCATTGCAAATTTAATGAACCGTGAATTATCGACAAATAAGGAATATAACAAGTTAAATAACGATCTGAGTGTTGCTCTAAAAAATAAGAATGCTGAACAGGCGGAAAGAATTAAGCAAGCTATTGAACTCGTTATTAAGGGACAATTTGGGGACATCTTTCATAATAAACAATCACTATCGGGTATTTCCTCCATTGTTACTGGTATGAAAAATGGCTCTTATCAAGAAATAGATAATAAGTCATGGAATGGCCTAGGATCAGTTGACCGGGTTGCAGATATCAAGGGTGATAATGAGTTTGCTCAAGCAGCTGCTTTACAGCAAGAAACGATACTTGCACAAGTGAAACTATATGAGTCTGTAAACGGTAAATTAGGAGAATTTGAGAAAGGTTTAGTTGGGGTCATGCAGAACAATCAAGGGCTTACTGCTGCTACGGTTGCTGCCACTGGAGCTTTAACTGTTTTAACAGCAACCGCTGGTGGTGCTGCTATTGGAGGAGTATTAGGTGGTAAAGGTGGGCCAGCCGTTAAAGCTGGAGGTGCAGGCAAAGTTTCAGGCCTTGGTAGTTTATTTCAAGGAATTGGTATAGGAGCATTAGCTTATGAGGGGGCAAATGGTTTAGTTGATTATTTAGATGGAAAGGTAGAAAAATTTACTGGATATAAGCCAGAGCGTAGAAGTGCGATAGAAATGTATATGGATTCTCATAAGGATAATGAACAATCCCAGAAAGAAGTTACTCAACAGCAAGAAAAATGGTTTTCACCTTTGCTGGATAAGCAAGACAAACAAAATGCCTTGAGTCAGGAATTGATTAATAAGCTCAATACATTAATCAATGTGACGGGGCAGAATAAACCCACATTTAATTTTAGTGGCGGCCTACTGGGAGCAATTTCCGAACATGCAGCAACTGAAGAAAAACGTCATGGTGCTTCTAATGTGCCTTTTTATCTACAACGGCACTAAATTAAGCGGAAGCATTTCCGCCTTATATCAAGGTCAGACATTTCACAGAATAGCCTCACAATAGTGAGGTTTTTTTATGGGCTGGGATACAGATTTACAAGATGCAAGTTTCCGTGGTGTGCCGTTTGAATGCACGTCAACTAAAGACACTGCGCCTAGAACTCTTGCTATCAAACAGGCTCCATATTCAAATGAAGCTGAAATTGAAGATATGGGTAAAGACCCAGTTAGAATTTCAATACAAGCAGTTTTTACTGGGTCAGACTATTTAACTCAGGTCAATGCGTTAGAAGCAGCATTAAGTGCGACTGGGCCGGGTGAATTAATCCACCCAATCTTTGGTATACAGCAAGTGTATGTTGCTAATCATGAAATTGATCATGAAGCAACTACAGTAGACTCCTGTACGATGTCTATCGAGTTTGTAAATGGAAAACCTAAAAAGCGTGAGCTATTTGTTCCTATTGCTACACCTGAGAAAATTGCCACAACAACAATTATCGATGCACCTGCTTCAGCATTAGAAAGTGCATTAGAAAAACTCAAAATTGTCGACACTGATAAGTTATTTAATACAGTCAACACGATTCGCAACGGCATCGATCAAGCCCGCTCTTATTTAGGTGTAGCAAAGCAAACAATTGAAGATGTTTTATCACCTGCAAACTGGATCGTTGGTTTAGTTGATGACGTCACCAAACTTGTAACCTTTGATACTAATATTTCTGCTCTATCGAAATGGCGTGATGTAGTACACCGGGTCGAGCGATTTGAAAACCTTTTTCAAAGTGATAACAGCACTCCAGAGCTTGACCGAGTCTGGCGTTCAACACAGGCAGCCAGCCAAGTTGCGATAGCTCAACAAGTTATCGCAACGACACGCACTGAAATGGCAAACAATCAAGATATTAGCTTTTCACCAGTCGATTTAGCGCTTGTCCGTAAAAAAACACGTGAAGTACTTCAGCAAGCTATTCGTGAAGAACGTGCCATTAATTCCTATGAAAGTATTACGCAAATACAAGTCTATAAAGACGTTGCTGCTCAAATACAGGATCAAATCCAAGAACTCATTGAGACACGTCCACCAATAACTAAAACACAAGTGCCTGTACCTTGCACATTGCATTGGTTAGCTCACTTTTTATATGGGGATATGAGCCGTGCCGAAGAAATTCGACGCTTAAACCCTGATTTAGTGAACCCTGCGGCATTGCAGGTCGGTATGGAGCTAACCATCTATGCAAGATAATCAGGGTAATGAAATCCGACTTGTGATTGCGGGTTTAGAAGCTACAGGCTGGGATCAAGTTGAAATCGATAGTCAGATCGATACTCCAGCAGAAAACTGGAGCTTTACGCTATTTGAAACAGGTGGACAAGCGTTAAATGCTGATATTAAAGGCGGTGCCAAGGTTCAAGCGTACCATGCAAATCAACTCATTTTGACTTCTGTTGCAGACAAAATTTCTGAAGCTGCAAGCCGTGACGGTTATGGTTTACAGATTTCCGGCCGTGACCTTGCAGGTCAATTAATTGATTGCTCCGTACCGATTTTTAATGGACGTCAGATAACGCTCGAGGAGTTGGTAGGTCGTTACGTCTTGAGCGGCGATTTAGGTTCACTGTTTCATGATGTCCGCATTCAAAACAATGCTTGGCTGAAGAATAAAGTCTCTGTTGAGCCGGGTGAATCTCTCTGGGATGCATTAACAAAAGCAGCTCAAATCACAGGTCAACATGTTTGGCTTGACCCTGACGGGACGTTGCAGATCGGTGACCCATTTGCCAATCCATATCACGTGCAAACACCATTACGCTTGATGCGTCCTTTGAATAACAGCAACAACGTTCTCAGTCTTCAGTATGAAAATGATGTTTCTAGGGTGTTTAGCGATATCAAGGTCTTAAGTCAGGATAGTAATGCCACCTCAATTCTGTCTGAGACTACCGCTCAAACACAGTATGACTATAACCGTCTAAAAATCGTCACTTTGGGCGATGTCGAAACTGAAGCAGAAGCCAATGCTGCGTTAGAAAAAATCAAAAAAGACAACGACCTTGAAGCCCATATGCTGACTGCAACAGTATCCGGTTGGATGATCGATGGAAAACTATGGTCAACGGGCTGGTACATCAATTTAGAAACCAATGTTTTATCAAGAGCGACAGCCAAATGGGCTGTTTATGGTCGCACTTTTCAACTTGACCGTAAGAACGGGAAAACCACAAAACTTCTTCTGAAACGTCAGGGTGACTGGGCAAATCCATTGGTATTAAAGGAGAAAAAATCATGATGAGAGCTGTAGCTTCCCAGATAAATAAGGCTCTTAAGCAAATCAGACAGCCATTGTTCGCCCTGGTCGCACGTGGTGGTTCAAAAGTATTGCAATTAAAGGGTTTTGCCGATGAGACATTGCAAGAAATTGAACTTTTTCAGCAAGTCGGTTTTAGCTCATATGTACCCGATGGAGCACGTGTTGTAGTTATTCCTCTTCACGGAAAAACCTCGCGCTCAATTGTTGTTGCAACGACTGGGGGAACCGTCGTGGTCAATGTTGATGAAGGTGAAACCTGCGTTTACGACCAATTTGGGCACAGCCTTTTACTTAAAGAAGATGGTACGCATATCACCGCTGGTGACCTTTTTATTGATGAGGGCAATTTGCATGTGCCGAATGGCAATGTCTTAGATCAGAAAGGCTCAATGCAGGAAATGCGCGATATTTATAACAAACATAAACACGGTAATACACCGACTCCAACAGAACCAATGTAGGTGCATCATGGCGAATATTGATTTAAAAACAAAAGATTATGTGCTGATGAGCCTTGATGCTGCCTTCAGTAAAAATGAAGTACAAGCAATTTGCCAGCGTTTAAACATTCATCGACGCAAGTACTGGGCTAATTCTAATATTGGCAGCCGCTTATACACTTTGAAACGGTCTAAGGATGTAACTCGTACCATTCAAACAGTTAAACAATTTGCTGAAGAAGCTTTAGAAGGCTTAGTGCCCAATCGTTTTGCTGCAATTTTGGTAAATGCTGTTCAAACAGTTAAAAGTCAGGTGGACCTAAATATTGAAGTTACACAGCTATCTGGTCAGAAACAAACAATCCTTTATTTTGTTAAGGTTGGAGGCTAATCAATGGCATATCCAATCAGGACATTTGACCAATTACGTGCTGAAATCATTCAGGAAATCCAAAATTTAACTGGATTAACACTAGATGATGAAGATGATGCAGCCATTCGCGCAGATGGTGAAGCTGCTGTGGTTGAGGGTCTTTATCATCATCAAAGTTATATTCAAAAACAGCTTTTTGTTGCTACAGCTGATGAACCTTTTCTTTATATCCATGCAAAACGCTTAGAGTGCCCGCGTAATGGAGGTTCTAAAGCTTCAGGGCGTGTCAAAGCGACATCAAATATTGCGGTCACTATTCCAGCTGGTACGAAAGTCACAGATGGCAAAGGTCATTACTGGCTAACTATATATAAAGAGACACTTACAGCAAATAAGCCTAAAGAAATCCAAGTTATTGCTGAGTTTGAAGGTGTGAGCTGGAATTTCGATGGTGTGCAGCTGCTTTGGGTTAGTCCGTTGCCGGGTGTCGCTGCACAAGTGGATGTTATTGAAATATCTGCTGGTGTTGATGTTGAAGACGTTGAAGCTTGGCGTCAGCGGATGATGGATAAAGAGGCTCTAGGTCTTATTCGTGATCGTGAAGCTGACCTTAGACGTATTGTGAAAGATGTGCCGGGTGTGGCCGATGTTTTTATTTTTCCAAAACGTCGTGGACTTGGTTCTTTGGACGTTGCAATCACGGCAGCGGGTAATCCTCCAAATTCTCCAAGTACTGCATTGTTAGCTTTGGTTCAAACGGTGCTAGATGAATATGCTGGATTTTGGGGAGATGTAAGAGCTTATTCACCAACTAAAGAGTATTTGAATGTCACTGTATTAGTAACAGGTAGTGTGAGTCAAACTGATGTTGAAAAAGTCATTCGTGATTATGTTGGACTTTTAAAGCCGGGAGAAACTTTTGTTGCTTCTACTCTTGTTAGTCAAATTAGAGCATTACCGGGTGTGACAGATGTTCAGCTTACACCAGCAACAAATCAGGCACCTACTTTAAATGTGTTTGTGACTGGTTGGCTCCGGATCGGTATATTAACGGTGACTATGTTATGACCTATGAGCAAACTGTTGAGCTTTATGCATCCGTACTTCGTCAATTACTGCCTGCTGGTGGCTATGACACCTCACCTAAAGGAATCATTGCAAAAGATGTATACGCTCATGCAAAAATACTTGCACAAGCTGATGTCGATGCAAAACGTGTTTTGACCACATTAGAGAAGATTCCAGAAGAATTATTAAGTGAATATGAATCTGCTTTGGGTTTGCCTCTGAAATGTACTGTAAATACAAATAAAACAATTGAAGAACGTCTTCAGATTATTCAGTGGATTCAACAAACAAAGAATGTTTTAAACCGTGCTTATCTTGAGGGTTTACTAGGTTTATTTGGTATTGGGTTGATTGATTTAGTGCGCTACAGACCTATGCAATGTACAGCGACATGTGTTTCACCAATCAACATTGAAAACCTGCGGTTCAAAGTCAAACTGATCTTAAAAGCCCCAGTGCAAGCTGATATGGCATGCATCATTGAAAATTATTTACCAGCTTATTTGCGGTACGACATCATTGAGGAAAAAGTATGAAACGAGTTGATAGTGTAAATGCACGACCAGATATGTTTGGTAAAGGAAAGAATGGGTTTCATTCAAATGAAGATGTGCCGGGACAGGATGCAACCTATCTTACCCCTGACTGGTGCAATATGGTTCAAGAGGAAATAGCAAACGTACTAGAGAAACATGGCGTTGTGTTAAACCCAAATAATCGTCAACAACTTTATGAACTTTTAGCAACATACCCAGACTTAGAAAAACTATCAGATGCAATTGAAGCCCGCTTTGTCAAAGAGGCTAGTTTTAATAAGCAAGCACGTGATGAACTTCAAGCACAGATTACAGCTTTACTTAATTATGTTTCATATCCACGAATCCTCGCGTCAGGTGTTTTTTATTATAATGGCGGCGAAAACGGGGGCACAGTTACAATGATTGGTGGCTCAGATGGTTGGGTTGCTGATAACGATAAGATTAAAGCACCTGATATTTACAATTTGACAGATCGTAATATTGGGATTTTTCTAAGTCCTGAATCTGGTAATGAGGCTTCTTCATTTGATCGTGATGTTAATTCATTTAAGCCAAAAATATTTAACCGCTCAGGCCAAAACCGAGTTGTATATTCAGGTCAAGTAAGTTTCCAAGTTCTTCAGCATAAAAATCCCAATAGCACCACAGTAGATGGAGATTATCCGGTTGGCTCATATAGTTTTATTCTTCAACCGGGTGAAACGAAAGTATTCACGTTGATTGGTGCTGGCGGTGGTGGTGGAGCATCTCGACGTTCTAATAGTTCTGATTATCCCTTAAGTAATGGTCAGAATGGTGCAGATGTTCTACTTAAATTAAACGGTGAAAACATAGCTATCGTACATGGCGGCGGCGGCGGTACTCAGGGTGTATGGAGTAATGGTTCCTCTTATGACAATGGTCTTGCTGGTACAATTGGAGATGTTGATATTATTGGAGCCTTCGATTCAACTACTATTACTCAAGGTAAAGCAGGCAACGCAACCAGAGAAGATCATACAGGTGGAACCTCTGTAAGTCCTATTGCTTTGTTTGGCAAAGGTGGTGATGGTGCACAAGGAATTGGTGACGAAGGCTGGTCTTTTGGTGGCGGCGGAGCATCTGGCTCTGTTTTAGTAGCTCAATACACTAATAGAAGTACAACTAATCAGACAATTACTCTGGTTGTTGGTCGTGGAGGTGTTGGGGGGCAAAAAGGAGGCTTTGACTGGGATGTTGTAGGAAGTAAAGGAACAGATGGTTTCGCTAGAGTTTCTAGTGGTTAA